TTTGATACCTTTTGGATTATTTAGAAATGCGTTGTAATCATCATTATTAAATGGACCATCAACATAGTGAGCCGTGTAGTCTTTTAAGAACTTTTCGAAAACTGCATCTTTGGTATCGTAAGCTGTAATTGTTATTGGAGTGTAATCGATACCTGTAAGAACAGTTTTCTTTGCGTTGTATGCGTTTAGTGTTTGCGACCTATAAACGTAGGTCGGTATTTGCACGTTTGCAATTCTAACAAGACTCAACGGAGTCGGGCTATCTATATAATTTAAAGAGACAGTAAAAGAATACTTATTTCTTGGTACTGCGTCAATTTCACCTCTTCGTTGACCTTGACTATAGACTTTATATGCTGAGTCGCCTAACGCCATTAGTGAATCCTATCTATTATCTAGTTGCGCCAGATTGTGCTGAGTCGCTAGATGCAGATTTTTCACTTAATGCATCTGAACCATCAATAGAGTGAACCGCACTATCATAACGAAGTTGTACTGTTACTTGAATCATAGTTGAATCTGCATAGTTTAGGTCACCGTACTGAATGTTAGAAATATAACAACCTTGCAATTCCCATTTGTCAAATACAGTTGGTGATGTACTACCATTTGCACCATCTAGTGTTTCAATTGTTACACCAAATTTATATGCATTACCTGAAATTGAACTATGTTGATCAGCATGGTCAACTTGTCTATTTAATTGGTTACCAAGTTTTTTGATAACGTTAGATTTCATGTCATCTCTAAATACGATTGATACTGGTTCCCAGGCGTGTTTACCTGCTAGATACATTTTTGAGTTGTAAGAATCGACCACAACCTCTTCATGTGTCATTGAAGGTCTGCCTGCACTGATAACGTTCTGTGTTACTTCATCTGTCGCTGTCGCACCACCTAGATCTTCAAAGGTAACTCTAAACCTATAACTTAATTTAGGCATTAAAGTTGTACCTGCTGACGAGTCTGTTGGTACTCCAAAGTTTGTAATTACAGCCATTTTGTTTCTCCTATATACTTACTGTAGTATGTTTCTTATATTGTATTTATCAAATTAGTGTTCAAAAAGATAGGCTTCTTTAAAAGAAGCCCGTTTTTAGGTAATTTAGTGGATTACTAGGTGTAACCCACTAAATTGTTGTAATAATACTATGCTAAGAATCCGTATGTTGGGTATCCATCTGGATTTAGCTTACCTTTAAAGGATTGTTTGCCAACCTGAAAGTCTCCAACGTCTACACCACTAGTATTGATGTAGTCTCTGAATGCTATTCTTTCTTCTTCTGTGTCAAAATCCCATCTTACCCATACATCACCTTCATATAATTTATATGAAACCCATACATTACCTACTGATTCTGGTTTCCCAGAAACTGCATTTTGAATAGTGGTGAAATGTGGAGTGGATTTGAATGCATCAACTGATGCGTGAGGACCACCTGCGGCTTTACTGATTCTAAATCTAAACTCATCTGCCATTTTAGTTCTCCTTTTTTCCATGGAAAAATGTAATTCTTCTGAAATACAATGCATTGCAATTTGCATTAGTATTTATCGAAAAGTACTAAAAGAAAAAGGCTACTATTAAAAATAGTAGCCCTTCCTTTATTTTATTAGTGTCTTATTAGCTTAATTCGCCAGTGTTTACAATTCTAATTGGAATGTAAATGAACTCTGCTGATTTAGTTGGCTCAATAGCCACGTCAATGTAAAATTCATTAGCGTCAATTCTTGCAGGTGTGTTGTTTGTTGTATCACAAACTACTGCAAAATCGTATATTCCACGTTGTTGTAAAATGTTTGCTAAGAAACCGTCAAATACTTGTTTAGCATTTGCTCTAGTACTAGCATCATTCGGCTCAAATAAGAACGGTCTTGAAATAACTGCAAAACGTTCTCTTAGGTAAGCTGTCAATCTAGCAACATTAACTCTGTCTAATGCTGAAGCACTCGCGTGTAATGATTTTTGTCCAAATACTACAACACCTTCTGTAGGGAATTTAGCTATTGGATTTAATTTTTTATCATACATTGCATCTCTTTGACCTTGAGTTACTGCTAGTGACACAAACTCGTCTTCACCGTTTAAGTATCCAACGTTTGATGCATTTTGTACAACACCACGTGTTAAACCAGCTGGTGCAAACCATTGAAATGATACATTGTCACTATACGCATAAGTGTATAATGCAATATGTGATGCTGGTGCAACAACGTTGTCGCCTGTTACCGGGTTAGTTGTTAATGCGTGTGGATAATAAACTGCCGAGTATGTATTTTTTGTTACTAGGCCGTTTTCACCATTTGTAGTTGCGCCTGTTCCTTGAATCCAAGATACTGCTTCTGTTGGATTTAGACGGAATGGTGCGTCAACAATGATAAATGCAGTTTCATCTCTGTTACTGTTTAATGAAACCATTTCATCATATAGTTCAGGATAACCTGGTGCCGCAAGTAAACGGAATTGAACTGTATCTTGTTGTAGGTCACTTACACCTGCAGAAGCCTGCATCGCTGTTACTACTACTTTTCTTTGTGCAATTCTACCAAATGAACCACTGCCATCTGCTTGATTACCTGCTTTGTTTCTCCATTTCCAAGTTGTAGTTAGAGCTGAATTATATTCTCTAACTGTTCCACCTGATCTACACATATTGATACCTGTCATTCCGACTGGGTGTGTTAGTGGATCTGGTGCACCTGCTAATAGAGTTGCCTCAAATGCGCCTGCTGTCGTATCATTTGCAGTAATGTCTCCAAATACTACGCCTGCCGCAGTTGATTGATCTGCTTTATCTTTTAGTACCCATGCAGTACCATTGTGTCTGTAAATTACAGGATACCCTGAAGCATCTGTATCTACCCAATAGTCACCTGCTGATAAAGAACCACCTGCACTATCTGTTGTTGGTGCAGTTGTAACGTATTGTACGTCTGAAGCTCTTTGCCATTTTTGTGTACCTGAATCGCTTACTACTTCGTAGACTGCTAATTCATTTACATCTGGGTCAAACCATAGTGTACCATTTAATGGTGCACCTGTTGGTTCTGTAATTTTTACTTCCATAACATAACCACCAGTTGCTACTGAAGAATCAGTTGCTATTTGGTCAAAGTCGTTACCAATGCTGTCATATCTATTAACTAGAATTTGACCGCCTGTTGCATCTAAGTCTAACCAAATATCTCCATCTATGATAGTTCTTGCAGTTGCTGAAGTACCATCTTGGAATACGTCTGAAGTTGTACCTGCTGGTGTTGTGTCTTGTGCATAAACTACACTTTGTTTTACAAAGTTACCAGCTGATGTTGTAAACAATTGAATGTCTAAATCTAAACCGCCACCTGGTTTTGTAGTTTTAATCCAATGATCACCATTTGATGGTGAGCTTGGTGCTGAATAATGTGGTGCGTATGTGCCTGTGATTGCTGTCCATGCACCACCGCTACCTACGTAATATTTAATTGCTGTTCCAGTTGAACTATTTTCTAATACTACAAGATAAGTGTCATTAACTACCGCAGTAGTTGGTGCTGAACCATCTGTAATTTCAACTGTTGGAGTCTGTTCTTCCCAAGCAGTATTTGCAGTTACGTACTTCCAAATACCAAATGATGAAGTAGAAGGTTTAATCCAGTATGTTAAGTTTGCTGGATCTCCAGTCGGCTCTGATGAAACCGGTCTTAATGCATTTAAGTCAACATCTGCACGTGATATATATGCCGCTGAAGCTTGACCTAAAAATGAGTATGCCGCTAATAAACCATATTCGTTAGTTTCATCACCTTGTTGTACTGTTCCACTTACCTTACGGAAGTCAACATTACCAAAGTATTGAGTTAATTCACGTTGTGATGTAACTAAAATTGGTTTGTTTGCATTAGCAGACTTTGTATATTTCGCAATGCCGTCTGACTCAGTAAGGGTTGGATCAACCTTGTCCTGACCAGTGGCAATGAATAACATAGGAACTGTACCAGCGCCTGCTGGGCCGTATACTGATTCGTCTGTTACTGTTACCTGTACGCCAGGTGAAACAAGATTTGCCATGATATGCTCCTTTTTAAATATTAGATAATTCTAATGATTTCT